GCACCTTCGATATACATAGAACCCGCTCCATTAGAAGCCATGCCGCGATAAGTCTTAAACTTGTCTCCATCAACTTCCACAATATCACCCGGAGACTCCAAAGTGCCAGCCAACATGCCACCAAGCATCACAGCATCAGCGCCAGCAGCCAAAGCCTTAGCAATATCACCCGGAGTTTTCATGCCGCCATCAGCAATACAACCCACGCCCTGTAAATCAGCAGCGTGAGAACACTCCAAAATCGCAGACAGCTGAGGTATGCCTACACCTGTATTAGTCCTGGTCAAACAAGCAGCCCCTGGGCCAATACCCACCTTAACGCAATGAGCACCTGCATTCGCCATCCTGCCGACAGCATCAGCAGTGGCAACATTGCCACCAATGATACATACAGACCCATCGTTCTGATCAGACATGCGCCTCAACTGCTCCACAGCCTCCAAAGCATGGATAGAGTCGCCGTGAGCAATATCCAAGACGACACAACTCACACCAGCCTCGATATACCTCTTCATGGGAGCCAAACGCAATTCATTCACACCCATAGCCACAGCAGAAGCCAGCCCCATGCTAGTCAACTGCCGGATACACCTAATACGATTGGCATGAATAAGATTGCGATGAATGACACCCAATCCACCCAATTTAGACATCGCTATGGCCATATCCAATTCACAAACAGTGTCCATATTAGAAGCAATGATAGGGAGATCTAACTCAAACCCATCACACAGCTGTGTCTTAAGACTTACATCACCCCTGCTGCGTACCGTGGAATATTGAGGTTCAATTAATACGTCATCAAAACTAACATAGTCACGACTCATCAGAGGAGCTTTCTTTTAACTCACCCATTCCATCTACTGCATCTTTGACAAAGGTCGAAATAGTTTCCTCAATCAAGGTCCAAGGCACAATTATTCTATACGCCTCCTGATCGGCCCCCTCAAGATACACAATAATACCCTCATCGCTACAGCGAGGACATTCTTCAGCCATTGGTCAATCCTTCCCTGTACAAAATCAATCCGATGATAGCATAACAGGCTAAGTCTATAAACGAATCCTCAACAGACTCATTCTCCAAATGATTACCCGCTGCAGCGGACTTCAAACGGATCACCTTATCGCCAGCACGCACCATTGCCCCGACCCAAGGCTGAACGCCCCACTCGGCAGACTGTCTAATGTTCAAAAAGATATCTTCATCAACGCCATAATCAGCGCCCTTGCGTTTATGCAGATCAGACATCTCCTTCAAAACACTCAGGAACATAGGATGTCCCTCGTTACGCTTACTCATTGTTTGTCCTTTCTAGTATATTTCCATCCTCATCAACTGCACCACGCAATTTGGCCTCTTGCATGATGAAATCTTCATGCAGACCATGTAGGCGAGTAAAGCGAGACTGGTAATTAAACCAGCCCTCAAACCCCTCCCACATCTTGTCACTGGTTTGCTGATACAACTCCTCAAGCTCCGTCTCATCAAGAATAAAACTCAAAACCCCCAAAGGCATATACACCACAGCATCATACTCAATGTTAGAACCATTATCCTCGCCATACTTCTTTAGAAGCAATTGGAACTCCTGGACGACCCTCTCGACGCCCTCTCCAGCAAAATGCTCAATCGTGTTATGCTCATTCCTCTTCCTTGGGCAGAAATCATCGACTTCAGTCAATGTGCCATAAGCACGACACACAAGAGGACGATAGCCATAAATAGTGCAGCCATCATCCCAGAAAGAACAATGACCATCGACTGTCTGCTCGTCCCAATCCCAAGAATCATCGTACATGCCAGACAGGAGTTGATCAATCTTACCATTCATCCATTCAGTAGCAGAAGCCTCGCCACGATCCTCCATGATTAGATAATACTCCTGACGCATACGGAAAGCAATATATGCCGCCTCAGTCATATGAATCTTAAGACCCACCTTGCAGCACTTGCCAGAGCCTACACAACCAAACTCAGTTTCATTATGACGAGACTGAAAAATGCGAACTTTGTTATACACCATATCCAAACTAACGAACGTACCCAAGTCTTTAGTGTGAATCTCTCTCTTCTTCATCTCTTCCTTCCCTTCTTGCGGGCACGCATCTCTTTCGCCCTCTGTCTCTTCATCTTCTCAACCTTATCCTGCATCGGAGACTTCGGCCTTCTTTGAGATACACCCTTCAGCGTTCTACCTTTACCTCTAAACCTTAACAAATCGTACCGCTTGGCCCAGTTGTAAAGCGCCTGAGGGGTTACCTCAATGTTGTGTGTTTGTTTAAGAATCTTGCATATATCAGTTAGCTTCATCCTCTTCTTAACGTAATGCTCATAGAGCCACGCCTTATCCTTGTAAGGCTCCATTCTGGCCATTAATCCACGCTCCTGCAGTATTGTATCACGTTCATCGGGGGGTCACTCAAGTCCTTCATGATTTTTATCATCCTGCTTTTGACATCCCCACAAGGCGATGCCAATAGCATCTATAATATCATGATCGTATTGGTCTGTATCTAAAAGATCATCAGAAAATCTGTCCACAAGAATCTCCCTAACACGATTCTTGCGCTCAAACGCTGCACGCTTCTTAGCTTCCTTCTCAGAAGTCTCAGCAGTCCACCTAGCGATGTCGGCCTTCATTACCTTCTTATAGCCAATCCCCACCTTCCACACCAAAGGACTAGCCTCGCAAACAGACACGCCGCTCAAGGCAGAAGTAGCCATAGAGGCACCCACCACATAAGATAGGTCACGACTGGTCTGGTAGTTCTGGATGTAGACCGTCTGTTCAATATAAACAAAATCAGGTTCTACGGCCTCAATCACACCCGGCAAACTGCTCACCACCGCATTAATCTTAGGCTCCATTCCCTGCTTGTGCGGCAATTCAATTTTGCCATACAGGCCAAGAGACACAGCTCCCCCACCGCCCAGCGTGCATAAAGCCCACGCCAATGAGCGAGTAGATGGATCTATGCCAAGGATCTTAACGTTTTTCAAGATAGAAAAAGTCTTCACTCATACTCACGACGCAACTGAGGTTCGCTCCATCCCCATCCAACCAATCTTTGGATAAATCTTTCACGTTTGCACTGTTCACAAATATCCTCCTCGTTGTATCGAGACAGAACGGTGCCACACTTCTTAGTGAGACACACTCTGCGCGAATTGCGCCGTTCCTTCCTCTCATAGTACCTTTGTAGTACTTTCTTGTTTGTAATAATCTTACGGCATTCAGCCCCGCAGTAAATAGCATTATAGACCTTAGGCGTAAAAGACTTGCCACAGTCAGGGTTGGCACAAGACTTACAGTTTGGTTCCTTCGTCATCATCACTCCAACAAAACGATCTAACATCACAATACTGGCATTTTGGAGAAGTAATCTTATAAGGCCTCACGGGCAATACATCATCCAAGAAAGCCTGATACCACTTACGCCATTTATTAAACAGCCTATCAACAAACTTGTCATCTCTCTGAATTAGCAGAGGCAACAGCCTTTGATTATTCTTATTCTCATATATGACCAACCCCTCATCAAAGCCCAAACACCTCATATAAACTTGGGCCTGCCGGTAATGATCATCCTTAGGCTTGTTATGCAACTGCCTATAATGAAAACCCTCCTGGGAGATAGACTTCAACTCTATGAGCTTCTCCCCCTCCCAGTTCATGACTCCATCAGCCGTGCCAACAATCGGCGGATCATCATACTTAACAGAAATTTCTTCAGCAACAAGGATGCCCATATCCCTAAAATAAGAATACAAGCGATCATGAACAGCATGTCCATTGTCAAATATACGATAAGTGTGGCCAGTAAAAGTAGGGGCTATAGATATGCCACGAAACAAATACACCCAATATCGAGAACACTGATTTGTATAGCTTGGATGAAACCCATCCACCCTTTTAAAATCACGTTCATTCTTAACTCTAAGATGTTCATCTACCGCCTTTGAAAAACTTTCCTCTAAAGAAACTGCGACTTCCCTCACAGGCTCCTCTACACTCTTGAGCATGTTAAGAGATTTCACGAACTACTCCTAGCCAAAAGCTTGAGGGTATTAATATTCTCCTCAAGCGCTTCATGTAGAGTATACCATATATCTTTGGAAATCTTATCATTATTAGACATAATCGTAGAATTTCTCTTATACGCCTGAGCCATGACAATCACCCTCGTTCTATACGCAGCCAAGATAGCGGCAGTTTTAGCAGCCTGAATTCCGTGATAATGGTTAGGATTGGCAATAATGTCCTCTACAATCCTCATCACAGCAATAAACTCCTCAGCCTTCTCGCCCATAGCAGCCTGCAGACTCTCTACAGACACAACAATATCTCTACTCATAATCTGACCCTTCTACTAGTTCACGGAACACAGACCACTCAATCACAGCGAGTTTACACTCACTGTCCTCGCCTAAAACAACACTCAAGCATGGATGTCGGTAATGATCATTCCAAGAGTCCCTGGCGTGCTTCTTCCAATTAGACAGAGACAACGTAAACGACTTACCACAATGCTTATAGTCAAGTAGGAAGCTCTTCCACTGAGCGTCGCCTTTCTTCATCCCCCTCCCAGAATTCTTCACAGCCTTAGCACCATCACGCTTTATCTCTTGCTTCTCTGTGCGCTTCATCCGACAAGCACCTTCTCAAAAATCTCAGAGTGCTGTACGTCTGAAAGGTCTATATTGACAGCGCCATTCCACTTGTCATCTCCATAATAGAACCAAGCACCCCGTCTCTCAATGACACCCATCTCAACAGCAATGTCAATCAACTCACGAAGAGTATCAATACCGCCCCGCTGAGGCAATATATAGTATTGGCCAGTGGTGCCAATGCTCGCCCTCTGTTTAGTCTTATCAATGGTCCAAGCAACCTTCTGAGAGGTAATCATCTTGGCGTTATCTCGCTCCGTCTCCGACTGAGACATCGACAAGAACAGCCTAACAATGTTATGCATATTATGATGCACTGTGTTGCCGTACTTACCCTTCAAAACAGCATACATGCCGCTCAAATCCACCATTTGATGAGAGACAAACAACATAATATTACGCTCCTTATTGAGATAGTTCACTAGCTTCTGAATGAAGTACCCCTGGGAGCGAGCAGCAAGCCCCATAGCCTTCCCGCCATCAGGCTTGCCATAAAACTCATCTTTCATCAAATTGGAGAGAGAGTCAACAAGAAATATATGCTTCTCGTCTGTGCTCTCAAGCATTGGCATAATAGCTTTCAATATATCTTCCACAATAGTGCCCTGAATTATAATAGGATCACCAATGTCTACTCCGCACTGCTCAGCATACTCTTCTTTGTATGAAAACTCAGAATCAATAATAACAGGCCTATAGCCCATCCTCTGAGCCTGCGCCAAAACATGGTAACACAAAGTTGTCTTCCCCGCTGAAGGCGTTCCCCACAATAGATGGGTCATACCCGTATATAAGCCTCCGCCCAATGCTCTATTCAAACCAATGGAAGGTGTGGGTATAATCTCATACTCCGGCATCTTGTCGCCGCTACGTTTATCAACTACTAACATTAATCTTCATCCTCCTACAAAAATCATCAATATCAATAATATCGTCTGTGCCGTCAACTTTAAATCCCTCATCAGCATTCGATATAGGGGTGGGCTTAACGGCTACCCACGTTCTCTCTATTCTACCAAGTTTCTGAGCGTATCGTCCGTACATGTGAGGGAAAATTACGATTTTAGAAAACTGTTTTCCATCCCACACGTATACAGTCGCCATTGACTGCCCCTTGGAAGTTTTAAACTGACGCACATTCACAACATACGCCAGAGCCTTGGAATCATTCATAGACCCCAAGCCATGTTCGTACAGCCATGCATGATCATGATTACATTCAGTCCGCATCAAGTTCATTAGCTCCACAGCGGCACCGCTCTCATCCTCCACATCGTTATAGCATTGCAGCGAGCGATCTCCAATCAGAGCATAAACGTAGTCGCGTTTCTTCAATTCAATGTCCAGATTGCTAAACACCGTAAATGAACCAGTAGGGTCTTCAAACTCTATTCGCACATAGGTTGGAGATCTCTTGATGGATCTCACCACAGCCTTTACAAACGACATAGACATCTCATCCTCATGCACAGACGATGCAGGAGCCAACAGATCATCATGCTTATCATCAATCTCTTGCGCAATGGGGAAGCCAAGCAAAGGCATGTAATACTTGCTATGATCATATTCAGATATATGTCCTAGCGATTCCAAAGAGCCAATCTTGTCTAAACTCTCAAGAACATTTCTTCTGAGATAACGCTTAGCGCACCTACCCGTAAGTTCATCATAAGAAGAGAAGGGTCGCTTCTGCATAATTTCTTTAATAGCACTCTTGCCCACACCGTCAATGTTGGAAAGGCCAAACCTGATTGATCCTTCGCCAGAGTAATCAACAGAAAAGAACTCATCAGAATGATTAACGTCAGGAGGTTTTACCTCAACACCTAGGCGCTTAGCTTCCAGCAGATAGGCAGTAACCTTCTCCCTGCTGCTCTCGTTCGCCAGCAGAGCCCAACAGAATTCCAAAGGATAATTCAGCTTCAACCACATAGTCTGATACGACAACATTGAATATGCTACAGCGTGTGACTTGTTAAACATATACAAAGCAGAAACCTCAAAATCATCCCACATCTTCTCAGAAGCCTCAGCGCTCATAACATTATTCTCGACAAACCGCTTGCGATACTGTTCAAACTCATTCATGTCACGCTTCTTGCCAATAATCTTGCGCAGGCTGTCCGCCTCAGCCCAGCTAAACCCTGCGAGTATCACCACCGCATGCATCAACTGTTCCTGAAATATAAACGTACCATACGTCTCCTCCAAGATAGGCTTCAATGAAGAGTGTGGGTACTTAACCCTCTGCTGTCCTGAACGGCGCTTAACAAACTTATCACCCTGCGTCAACAGAGCACCCGGGCGCACCAAAGCATTAGAAATAACCAAATCTATAAAGCTCTCACAAGGCATATGCTCCAGCAGACTACGATAGGCACCGGCATCAGCCTGGAACACGCCCGTTGTTTCCGCAGAATCAAACTGTGCAAATACAGCGGGGTCATCTAAACTCAAAGACTCCGATTCAACATCCAAGCCACGATGCTCACTAATTTGGCTAAGACAATCTTTGACCACAGAAACCGTCTTCAACCCCAAGATATCAATCTTGATTAGACCAACAGCTTCAGCATCATCCATGTCAAATGCCGTTACAACTGTTCTGCCGTCCCCAGAAGCATCCTTGCGGGACTCAACCGGACAGACCTCCCACAGAGGCTTAGAAGAGACCACAACACCAGCAGCGTGCATTCCTGCAGTGCGAACACGACCCTCCAGCCTTTCAGCCACAGGTTTTACATCCACATACTTGTCACAAAACTCACGGACCTTAGGACTACGATTCATATCCTTAAGCGACTCAAACAATTGCGTGATGCCGTTTATTTCTCTAAACTCTACACCAAAAACTCTGGCCACATCCTTCACAGCAGACTTAGCCTTGAACACACCGAATGCTGAGATAGAAGCCACGTTGTCCGCCCCCCAACGGTTCTTCAAATACTCCTTAACCTCTCCCCGCCTCTTGTCTTCAAAGTCAAGATCAATATCAGGGTAGTCATTACGATCCGGGTTGATAAACCTAGCAAACAACAGATCATACTTGATCGGATCCACAATGGTAATATCCATTAGATACGCCAACAAAGAGCCGCCCACAGAGCCCCGTCCTGGCCCGACACCTATGTTGCTATTCCTAGCCCAATTGACGAGATCCCAAATAACCAAGAAGTAATCAGCAAAGCCAGTCTTCTCGATAGTATCTATCTCCTCATTTAAGCGATCTACATACTCACTCTCGCCAGCAAAGCCTTTACTAGACATCGACATGTTTGCAATCTCACGCAAATACCACACAGAATCAAATTTCTCATCATACTTAGGCAGCAAATAGCGCTTCTTGGATATCTCAGCATTGCACTTATCAGCAACTTCTAAAGTGTTCTCCAGATGATCACCAAGACCCTTATCTAAAAACAGGTCCCTGATCTCAGCAGCCCCCATTATATAAGGCTGGATATCATCAAAACGCAGCCTTCTGTCAGGATACATTGTGTTTATCTTGCTAGTAATATCCATGCCAGTTTTTTTAGCACATCCATTATGCTCCATAGCATAACGCTTAGCAGCAGCATTCATAGAGGGGAACTGAGCCACTGTCAGCAGCACCTCCTCAACTCCCGCATCACTATGGCTGGGATAATGGCAATCTAAAGTGGGAACTACCTTTTTCCCATAAGAATCTGCGAGCATTATAAGACCCTTATTTATTTCCTCAGGGTTCCAAGACTGGATCTCAAAATAGAAATCATCACCAAAGATATCAATAAACTTCTCAGATAGACGCTCAGCCCTGCTCCAATTACCTGCTTCGATTGCCTTAGCAATAGAGCTCCCCCTGCAGCCAGACAAAGCTATAATGTCGTTATTGACAATACGCTCTAGCATTGGGAAGTCCATGCGTGGCTTATAGTAAAAACCATTCATCCACGCCTCGTTGTTCAGCCGGAACAGATTCGACAGCCCCTCATTGTTCTTAGCAAGAAGGATGAGATGGAATCTCTCAGTCTTAGCGTCCACAGTATCATCAGCCATGTCTGGAGTAAAGTAGGCCTCGATTCCAAATATCGGCTTAACATTCTGCTTAGAACAAGCATCCTGAAACTTTAGAACACCGGCCATACTTCCATGATCCGTAATGGCTAGAGAGGTCTGACCATGTGTAGACGCTGTAGCGGCCATCTCCTCTGGAGTAGACATGCCATCAAGCAAAGAATACTCGCTATGAACATGGAGGTGAACAAAGTCTGTCATGAGAAGCGAACCAAGTCCGTAAGTTCAACCGGTGAAATAATCCTGACCTCAACGCCACCCTCCTTCAACAATGAGATAGCATCTTCATGAGCGTACTTACTCATAGCATACACTTCTTTTACGCCAGCATTAATGAGAGTCCTAGAGCAGAACACACACGGAGTGGTAGTGAGATACATCCTACAACCATCAGTGCTTACTCCACTCTTGGCTGCATGCAAAATAGCATTCAACTCAGCATGAACAGCCTTACACCTCTCAAAGCTCTGACCCGACTTCCGTGTCCAGCAACTCTCACCACAATGACTTGTACCTCTAGGAGCACCATTGTATCCAGTGGCCAACACATGATTAGTTTCAGGGTTGATAATAACACATCCAACCGACCTGGAGGGACAGGTGGCACGCGTAGCGATAAGCGTAGCCATCCTAAAGAAATACGAATCCCAATCTGGCCTATCGCTCCTACTCACTTCAGCACTCACTTTATTACTCCCAACCTAGTTTGTTAAGCAATTCCTCAAGGTCACTAAAAGAATCTACCCGATTATCAAGCTTGCTATCCGACCACCAAGGCTTGTTTAACTCAAAATCCTTATTATAATCACGATTCATCAACACGCCCAACAGCTTTGCCTCATTCACTGCATCCACCTCAAGAGGGTTGTCTTCAACCATCAAGGCAGTCTCGCCCCAAGGAACATTCTCTTGCATCATCTCTAGTAACTCAGGCTTCCTACCAGCCTCAGTGAACAGGATGTCATGATAGGCAATATCCCACTCATCAAGCCACCTCTCAGTTGCATCACGCCACTTAGGATTACGGCTAGTGACAAACATAACATCTACACCAGACATAAAGGCCTTATTCACAAAATGCCAAGCATCCTCATAAGGCCTCAAGTTGCGCCAAAATACCTCATCCTGCATTGCCTCATAGACCCATTCGACATCGCGCCAGTGTTTACTGTCAAACGAATTGCTAAAATCATATTTATCATGGCCATCACGAATAGCGATGAAGTCTAATTCATAGGCAATATCTGCGACAACACCATCAATGTCTAAACACAAAAGCACGATATTCCTTTCCAAGCAGAAAGGGGAGGGCCGAAGCCCTCCCCGGATCCACTACCGACTACCAAGCACCACTTCCAGCAGTTTCGCCCGTGGAATAGAAGGACTCCTGCTGATCGTAGGGGATAACCTTGTAAACCTTGTCCAGATCATGGAGAGGCATAGCTGAAATCTCGTCAGTCTCATCGCCACTCTCTAGAGGAATCAGGTTATACGATGTGTCCTGAGGGCCGCTACCAGTACGACTGAACTTATAGTACCGATCAGTGATCGTGCCATACGTCTGCGCATACTCAATGATAGTTTGACCAACATGGCGGGGATTTGTAAGAGTAGTCTCAATGATGCGAGACTCCCACTTACCCGGCTCAACCTCAACCGCAAGGTTGATAAGCAAATTCTGCCGTGGCTTCCACTTAGGATCAGCAATCGACTGCTCCTGAGCCCAACACCTATAGTTGGTCTCTTCCAAACCCTCCGTGCACATCGCCTTGTACTTCCAATTAATGGGCGATGTAACAACAGGGACCACAAGTGCGGTACCACGGTCGTCATCGAAGTTAGCGCCATCCTCAGCCAGCTCCTGACGGAACCTGACCTTATAGCTGTCACCGTCCCTCAAGAAGAGGAACCTCCTGCCGCCTCCTCCAGAGGACTTGGCTGCTTCCTCCCCTACTGTTTTCTTCATATCTGCAAGTGTGCTAAAACTCTTCATAGTTATATTTTCTCCTAGTTAAATAAAGTTGTTTTCTTATCGGCAATCATCTTGATTATTTGATAAGTATTCATATCCCCCGCATCCTTGAAGCCTTCAGGGCATGCGGCCACGAAGACTTCCTTTCGGCGGGTTGTCTCTATTATAGCATCCCTCATGGCGAAACCGGCGGCATCAACGTCAGGAATTATTACAATCTGGTCAAAATGCTTATTGAGCAATTGTACCTGCTCCTTTGTGATGACAGCGCCAAGCGTAGCCACGACATTAGGAAAACCTGCCTGATGGATCTTCATTGCATCCAGGCTGCCCTCAACGACCATAACTTCATCATGCACCTTAGCCTTATTCAAGTTAAACAGGGTCTTACGCCTCGGGAAACCTGAGCTATAAAGATACTTCGGAAGCTGTCCAGAGAGGGTCCCCCTGCCAATGAGGCCAATCAGATTAAAGAACTGATCTCTGACTGGAATAACCACTCTCTTCTTCACTCTGGAAAACCCTACCTCAAAATCTTTCAGAGTGTCTAGTTCAAAGCCTCGATCAATCATTAGATCAAGAAGCTTCACATCGTCAGATGTGTAATCTATAGAGCATTGCTGAAGTAGGCGCTCCAAATCATCTACATCGTCATTCTCGCTCAACCCCCTCAATAGTTTGTCAAGATAATCTCCACTCATTGTTGTAGTGTCAATGCGTGAATCTTCGTTAAGGAGTAGTTTCTGGAGGAGCCTTACACCTCCCCGCTTTTCACAATCAGGATTGAAGCATTGCCACAAACCCGTGTGCCTGTTGATAGAGAATGACGGAGTGTTCATATTGCTATGAAACGGGCAATAAGTTACAAGCTCATCGCCAACCTCACTAACTATCGAAACAGCGCCTCTATGCAGTATATCACGGATAGAAGCCTCAAGCGATTGCGTAGACACAGTAATCAAACATCTCACTCTCAGGATCGTAAGACCATTCAAACTTACAATCAGAAACAGTCATGCCCTCCTTGCCAATCTCCTCAACAATACAATCAGACATCCAACCCTTAAGTCTAATGATTGTTTCAACGTCCTTAGCTCTGCCATCGTATTTTCTTATAACTTTAGACACCCCACTCCTCCCGCCATTCACCAGTATCCAAATCCCAATTCAAATAGAAGCCAAACTGAGCGCAGCGCCTGACCTTTCTGCTCACCACTTGGAAGATGCTAGAGTCAACCTCTCTGTGGAGAGACAGAACCAAGTCGGCATCGTAAGCTAACTGCTTGCTCCAAGCGACCTCTTCCAACTCAGGTGGACGCTCAGAATGTCCATCTTGCATCGTCACGGCAGCAACATCAATAATGGCCACACCGTTCTTTACGGCCATTCTCTTAAAAGCCTTAGAGAGATTCTTAGCCTTCTCAGTTTCAGACTTAGCACCACTAGCATCATCAAACAGGCCGTGATAATCAAGAATAACAAGATCTGGATTATACTGATCTATCTTAGCCTGGACAAGGTTCTGATCACACACATCCAGCCCCTCGGAGGTGATTAGATAGAACGGATGCATATTCTCAAACGTATCTTCTGCCCACTTCTTATACGAATCTACAACCTCATCATTAGGTCGGACAAGATCAGAGTGTGTAAAGAACCCCTTACCGTTATTTAATATGGTATCAATACGCTGAGCCTCTTGCTGCTTGTTCATTTCAAGCGAAATAATCATAGGCCTATAACCAGCCAGCCAAGCATTGACAGCAAACAGCCTTGTTATGAACGACTTCCCCACACCCGTCCATCCCAACAATACAATAAAATCACCCGGCATCCACCCACCAAACTCAGAATCTATAACACTAATATCGGTGGGTATACCAAGAGTTTTCTCATCAGAATCATTCACACGATTAGCAAGATCTTTAGCCCTGTCTCTCCACTCACTAACAAGATCAGTATCTTTAAGACTAGTCGCCTCCTTAACCAGCCTGTTAGCATTAGACAGCAGATAGCTAAGAGCAATCTTAGGACCACCAGATTTCAACATCTCATGCGTACTGGCGATAAGAGAGCGGGTATTTGCAGACATGGACTCCTGACGAGCATTATCAATATAATACTGCAGAGGCTCCGTGGTGGTTAGATACTCAAAGTCAGGAAAGTGGGACTTAACTTCCTGCTTCGCAGGAATCTTCTTATGCTTATCATAGTGGGAAGTTATAAAGCTCCATACGTCCTGATAGTTGATGAAAACATCGCCCACCCCCTCATTCTGGCACTCAATATAGTCACCAGTATCAATAACGGCATTAAGTAGTTTAACTTCATAATTCACTTGCGCTTGTCCATTCTCTCGCGTGTCTTTTCCACGATCTCCAAGAACCTTTCTCTAGACTTACGTTCAGCAACAGCCTTCCCAATAATAGAAGGAGCATCCATAGCAAAGCTGAACACCATAATTGGGCTAGAGGCCTTCCTCACATACGCCCCAGCAGTGGTGGCAACATCTTCGTACCCGTAGGCATCTATCAGACTATCAGCCACCGCCTCCTCCCTGACAGCATCAGGAAGGAAAAACTTACCCTCCTCTTTTGAGAGCTTTTTCAATAACTGAATCAGGTCCGCTCCAGTTTGACTCTGAGGCATCTTCAATCCTCCTCCATGCAGCCATAAGCATATCGTACTTTGATAAACCAGCGCTCACACCGACAAAAAAAGGATCGCTCGTAGCGGCAATTAAACATGGCAGTTTCACCTTACAATCATTGCAAATAGTCTTCGCATATTGCGTTTCATCATAATCATAACTAGTCCAATAATGCCTATGCCCGCTGTTAAAGCACAGCGCACCTTGCGACCAATCATGACTATCCATCGCCCTTAGCAATCTCAGTAAGCTTGGCCTCAATCTGGCTGTCTACAGTATCCCAGAGCTTCTCCCACAACTTATCATCACCAGGGTCGCCAGACAACTTAGCACCAGCGTCAAGACGCATAGACTCATAGTTGCCCAGATTCTTGGTTACACCAATAGAAACCCAAACATGATTATCATCATCAGCTTTCATAATACACCTTTCTCAGCATTGCGGATTTTGTCTCTCAACTCTCTACGGGAGTATACCGTCTTCTTGGACGGCCTTCCAACCTGACGGGCATTAAAAAATGACTCGATCCCCTCCACATCGCCAAGAGTGTAGTAACGGCACTGAGTCTTCTTGTAGGGAAAACGACTAGCGGCAGGGAGCAGGCCGGAACGTTCATAGTCCCGTATAGTGCCTGCCGCCCTGCCGACCTGTCGGGCAACTTCGCTAATGATAAACACACGCTTACGGAATAAAGCTGATCCTTTATAGTCATCATAATACTCCTCGCCTGTGTCTGTCCGCCGGAAGACAACTCTGTTCTCTTTTCTAATGTATTTAATTGCTTGCACAACCACTCCATCATCAAGGTAGAATCCTCTCACCTGAGCGTTAATCTTATTAGCTAAACTATCTAGTTCGTTCACTCAACAAACGTTTATAGAGCTTGTCCTTTTCTCCATTCCATAAAGCCACCTCAGGCTCGACTCGCCAACCGCAAATCAAGCATGAAAGCTCAATGGTGTTTTTAAACGTTACTCCTTCCATAATCTTGCCAGAGCACTTGGGACATTTTATATGAGCTCTAAGCTTCCCATAGCCACTCACTTAAGAGTTGAACCGTTGCTTGGGTCTCCAATCTTTGAAGCAGCCACACTCTTAAGTGCAGAAATCAAAGCACCGGCTCCCGCAACGGCAGCAGCCTTGGATGAAGACAGGTCAGTGACTGTAAACACAGCCAAAAAACTCTGCACCGCAGTCCAAACTGCTCTTTCAATAATATCTCTATATAAATTCATATTTCCTCCTATTTGCTATAGATTCCGCCAGTCTATAAAGACAAGACGATCTCATAGTTCTCTAATCATCCAGCCAGACACAATATTCAGAGGTCACAATGCCTCGCTCTGGATGAACAAACATCAATGGCTGAGAGGGTCTGCCGACTGCGGCCAACCTCTCTGCAGCATAATCATTACTACTCTCAGGGCTTCCTGAGATCCTACACTGTATAGTATTAAACGTCATCTTTGTGGGCGTATGAAAATGTCCAATATATACATCATCAAAGTGCTTCTGTATTGCCCCCACACGCCAGCCGTAAATCTTCTTCTGAAACTGATAGAAAGACGACAGCGAATTAAACTGATCTCCGTGGCAAAGCAAAGAGCTATAGTTGCCTATGTCGTCAATAGCATACCAGTGACCCTCGCCACGACCATCGGGGATATCAAAAGTGATCCTGTCTTCGTCTTGAAAGACAAGATCCATAATCCTATAAATCATTCTATCCGCATTTGTTTCAGGATCGTGGTCTCTACGCTGCCTTCCACCGATGGCTCCATGATTCCCAATCACTCCAGTGACATATACATGCCGAAAGTTTTCCAGCATCTTTTTAAAGAACTTAGTCATTATCCTTGGACCATCGACGGTGACCTGACGATACAGACCGCCATCAACCAAGAAGCTTTGCCCAGGGAATATCAATTCCCCTTCAACAATGTCGCCTAGCATCCATATATGTATATCTTTAACAGGATGGTCCGCACGCTGAATCTCAGTCAGCGAAACGACCTTCTCAGCAAACTTATCAATACGACTCTCACACGTAGCCGAATCGTAATCAGGAGTGACCTTTGCAAGTTGCCAGTCGGCCAACACAGCCACAGCGACTTCTTCCCCCTTAGAGCGTCTGTCTGAACGGGGTGGTGTCGTGGGCGGAACTACATAGTTTTCCGCATTGTCCACAACAGCACGATATACAGACGCAGACAAATCATCTTTTTTTGTTTTAACCTTTTCATACTCCTTCACCAGCCTCGTATAAGCCAGCTTCAACTCAACCTCATTTGTAATCTCTAACTCGTCCATAGGATCTATTGGAACACCAAAATCGTTTTGCTCTCTTCTGTACGAGCAAACAATATTATATTCCTGCTCCTTCCTGCATCGCGGATCTGCATATTTCTGGTTATGCGAATTCGGGGTGAAACAAATGCCGCACCCGTCGCCTTCGCACTCTTTTACGCCATCACTCATGTCATCTCCAATGTTTGTTCTATACATCATATCAGTCCTGTACCGATCCCACACCGCTTTTCCCCGGGTTTTTAAAATTTCGCTTAATAGGCCTAGATCCACGCTCCCTCATCTTCTTGCGCATGTGGTCCTTGTGAGCCATAGGGTGAGTAGATCCTTCTCTGTGAATAGCGCTATGTTCAGAAACCGTGCATAAATATAAATTGGACGGCCTGTTGTCTTCTTTGATTTCATTAATATGATGCACAGATTCCCAAGTTTGAAGATGACGCCCAAATAATTTCTCAATCACAAGTCGATGCTCATAAACATATCCATGCACCTGATAGGGATGTTCAGTGACTCTGACTCTCACGTATCCTTTATCATCAATATATTTACCGCCGGACCAATTGCTATTGCCTTTGCCTTTACGAGCGTCGTTTCCCCACTTAAGGTCATCACGACGAGAGGCTAAAGTTTTACGCTGAGGCTCCGGCATCCTCAACCCAAAGCTGTAGTGGTGCATTTGTGGATATCGACACAGAATAAGTGTCTGTGTCTGTCCCCACTCTATTAGCTTGAGATAGCGTTGCACTAATCTCGTGAGGGGTGGTACTGCCAGCCCCTGTGTCAAGCATAACGTGATAAACTCCGCCGCCGAAATAGGCTGCACCTGGGGCGTTAGTTCTCATAATATTAAACGTTCCAAGAGTAGTATCAACAGAAGAAACCGTCTTAATCATGCTTAACACAAAATGACTGCCAGCGTGCCCTCCGCTTAAATAGATGTTAGGCAAAGAGAGGACCACCTTGTAATATCTCGCAGCCTCCAAGGTAATACGCTGATCTGTACTGCCGCTACCAGATGCGCTATTCAGTGTGGATATAGTATATGTACTACCCGCCAAACCGGTATGCAGTACACCGTTAGCGATAGTAGAAATTTGAGAAGTGAACTGGTTGAGTACAATCACACCCTTAGCGTGATTGCCAGAAGCAGTCTTCACCTCTGAAATATTAGTGGACATCTGCTGGAGCCGACCGTGAGTGATCGGCGTTCCAAGAGACCAACTTATTGCATCGTAGTTTTGATAATCAGCCATACCTCTCCATTATACCCTATCGAGGGTTAAAATTCCACCCTTATACTGTTGGATCTGCAACGTTCGCCAAAGCGTTATTTCTAGCCATATCCCACAAAGAACTATCCATCCACTCCTGCAGCCACGCTGTAACGTCCAGCAAGCGTCCAGCATCATCTATCGACTCGCTATTGATATAGACAGCGAAGTTGCTAATTTGAGAATTTGGTATGTTGACAACTAGTGTAGTCATATTTCACCCCCTCTTTTCTTAAAGCTCTAGAGCCGCCAAACGGGACTCAAGCTCCTGCACCGACGCAACTAAATCTGCCATTATAGCCCTCTCGTTAAAGTCTGTAGGAACAGCCTCTTCCAAATTGGGCTCAGGATCAGCACCAGGAAGCATTCGTTTCTCCATGCCAACATTGCTCTGATCAATCCAGCCCCACTGAGCCATCCAGTGATCTACCTCAGCCACTTCTTCAGCAATAAAACCCCTCTGCTTTTCGTAGGGTATCATCTCATTATTACCTAGCTCCATATATTCTTTTTTAAAATTAAAGGCTACAGGTCGCAAAGCCTTAATTCTTGACAAAGAGCTACGTCTATCTAAAGTAATAATATTTTCCTTGAGGTCCCTCCTGGATGACAACGAATACAGAACATTTCCACTAATTTTAACATTTGCAGACCCCGTGCTAGATGCCAAGGCTGCAGCGACATGGCCGCCAACCCCCACGCCTATGCCCCAGTATGTGCTACCACCCTGCATATACAGCCAAGTTGTACTGCCTCTAAAGCCCATTCCGGCTCCCGTACTGCTGGTAAACGAGTACGCCGGATTAGTTGAAGTTCCCATAATTCCAGAACGCAAGCCAGCACTAGATAGATTCAGCCTAGTTGATCCGGCCGTTGCGAAATCTAGCTGATCTGCAATGCTACGATACATCCCCGTGTCAGGGTCGCTGGTAAACGAATACGACGGCAACGATGCGATACCATTCACACTCCTCATTTGCTGATACGAGGTATTAAAGGATCCTGCTGTTTGAAATGCCGCCGCTGCACCATAATAAAGCTTAGTAGCTCCGGTACCTTGAATCTCTACACCTTTTACGGCGCCATTATTGGCCCTCAGGTTACCACTGGCGCCAGATCCTCCTTGCAAGACTATACCGCTATTATTACTAATTGTTCCCGTCATTACCCCACCTGACAGTGGGAGGTATGAATGAGCATGGCTAGTTAGAGAATACTGTGGATGATCATTGTCTCCCAGGCCGGTTAGCAGTCCATGATCTCCACCACTACCGGTAGTTCCAAAAGTAACACCAGTCATATGTCCTAAACCATCTACTGTAACAGTTTTCACAAATTGACCCGTAGAGGACTGAGTGCCAGTCAGAGCGCTGCTGTCAGTATGACTAATAACATCTGCAGCGCTAATAGTGATTCCAGTACCAGAAGTATAGGTCGTTCCACCTACGGCAGAACCATTCCATATTAAATCACCGCCAACGTTTCTAGAGAGCATATAGCTACCTGAGCTATTGGTGGGTGTTCCTGTCAAAGTCAAGCCATTATTAACAGTTACAGCCCCATTGTTTACCAGCAGTGCCGTCTCTACAGAAAATCTAATGTTGCCAGACTCCTTCGTCATGGCAATATCGCCAGCAAGGTTCCATGTTGGCTGGTCAGCATTAGTCTGGGCGATGCCCATGCGAATATCGCCACCGCTATAGCCTCGTAGGATAATCTTACTACCGGCAGTCCTTATTATTCCAGAAACACTGTTTAAACCTACTGCATTGTAGTCTGTGTCAAGAATAACGTTATGCGTAGAAACATTGGTGATGTTACCATCATTAATTTCCCAAGCCTTGCCAGTTTCAACATCACTCCCCGAAACACCGCCCCCTATACGAGCGTACAGCAGATACGCCCCTCCCCAATTTGCAATCTGATAGTTTGCAGCACCGTAAGTAGCATGAGCGCCCCACCACATATTACCAGCAGTATCGACATGCCAAGAAGTAGAATCTGCACCACCAAGATCTATAGAACCATTCTTGAACGTTATTTGTCCAGATGAAGAGATTTTAGTGTCTGCACCTGCGTAGCTCGTAGATGTCCCCCACCACATATTACCAGCAGTATCGACATGCCAAGCATTAGAGCCTAAAGCCATGCCGTTTGCAGTATCAAGCCAGTAACCACTATTAGCGCTAGTGAACGATGTCTTAGAGCCCAAACGAATGAATGGAGTCCCGGCGCCATTGGTACTAAAAATAACTGTGCCTGTACCCGAACCGGTTTGAATAACATTTGAAGCAATAGTCCAACCAGTTGTTTCTCCACCTATAGTGCCACTAGTGGCGTGAATGGTACCTCTAGCTACTATATTATTTACATACGCATTACCGCTACCATCAATCTGCCAACCAGAAGTGGCAGACACATAGTTGCTACTCTGGATATATTTACCAACTGTAATCGTCAATGAAGACAGCTCGTCAGCAGTAATGCTGTTAGCAGCAATTTCAGTAGCAGTGATAGTACCAGCAAAAATCTCATTAGCCGTAATAGTATTAGCCTGAACATCCACACCGGCATTGATCTCTAGAACATTAATAGCAGATGCCGCCGAATCTGTGGCAGTCCCTGCGCCACTGGCGCCACCATCAGCAGTGTCCTTATAGTAAACCCATGAAGAATAGTTCCCCGAGCTATCTACAGCCCTGATACGCAGGTAGTAATCAATCTTTGTACCGCCTGCACTAGCTCTCACATCTAGATTGTTAACCAGAAAATATGAACTCTTAGATAGACCCGCCGCCTTAAGGTTGCTAGCACTATCGAACGATGCGGCGACGTTGCTAATAGACACCTGATACTCGTACCTGCCTCGCATCTTCTTCACATCGTACTCAGTATTCTCGTCTAGATAAATAAATAAACCCTTGAACGCAGGCTTAACCCCTTCATCAAAATTGCTAAAATCATCATTAAAAGTAGGGCTAGTGGGCGGGGTAGTATCAACTGCAGGGGCGATACCAGAAGATGAAGAGGCAACACCGCGGATTCCTATCGAGCTTATAACATAGACCTTAGCCTTATAATAAAGTTGACCACCATCACCCGCATTATTATCAATCCTTTCAAACCTGTACGAGAGACCCGTTGTCTCAACCGTCTGCATGATATTGTATGTTCCACTAATCCCAGATTCGCTCTTATATAACTCAACCAAGAAACTCTTATAGCTGCTGTCTGCATCAAAAGTCCACGAAACATCAATAAAGATATTGCCATCAGACGTAGTAGAGGCAGATGAAGTGACATTAAGGTTACTCACCGCCGCAGGTATAGAGCCATCAATAACAATGGTCGAATTGCCGTCACCAACTGTGAGATGAGTAGTGCGAAGGGCGCCGTTCTGCACGACTGCACCTATAAGAGCCTTAAGCTGCTCACCATCCACAATATCGTAAATGTCATACGAACTAAAATCAATCTTAGATGAGTTATCACCATCGTGACTATGGCCAGCCATGCGATAGAAAGTTACTCTATTTTCAGAAATCCCCTCGCCGTCTTCAAGAGCCATCTATGCCGCCTCCCTGAGAGTCAGCTTCTGTGTTAGCCCGCCATCATATTTCATACTTATCTCAATCACCCAATATTCTTTATTAGAGATGCTCAAATTGTCAAACGTCTCTATCTTTATTCTATCACCCAATTGCAACTGAGGCACGCCTGCAGCATCAATAGATAGAATCATTACCACATCTTGGAACTTATCACGTACAAAGCTAGCAATAATTTCTGCCCACGAAGCGGAGGTGATAAACTTATTCACAATCTCAATCGCCTTGAGCCCATACTTCTTGATGCTTGGATGATTAGAAGCAGACTGCTTTACAACCTGTTGCGACTGGGATTTAACATTGATAGGTACGCCAGCAATAGAAGTAAAGTAACCCAGCTTAGTCACAGCATTGCTGCCCTCAAGGTATACCAAATCTCCAATATTGACATCATCACTAGCGCTAATCACCAACTTGGCACTAAACGGTGTCGGCTCCCATAGATCAATCGTAGCCAATGGTGTATCTTCAAAATCAATCAAAGCAATCAGAGGGTACCTGATGTCAACCGCCGGGGTTTGACTATACTTAACCTCAAAAAACTTAGATTCACGGACCTTGGTTGTCTCACCGCCAACTACAGCAGTATGCGCAACAGCCGTGGTGCCAAACATCCCCCTAGTTAAACCTTCAAGCGTATAAGCAGTTTTATTATTATACTGAACAATCTCATTATCAACCCTAAAATAGCCAGAATCGTACCAAGGGAACTCACCCTGAGTCGTTGTGACCGACATACTGGTCTGGGAGGCTGTCATATTCGCTGAGAGGCCCGCCACGACCATCGTAGTAGGGCTAGGTGGCCTCCAGATGCCCTGACGGCCAGCCGCCTCAATCGTAGGATTATTGACCGTCACAGTCACCTTATTCGCCTGGAGATCAATAGGAGTGCTGCCGCCAATGATAAATGAATCGTCAGAGATAGTCTTTTGAACCGTCGTATGCCTGTCTATAAACGACTCATAGAACCGGTTGTAGTGATGATAATTAAATTTATTATTCTCATCAAAATAGAACATTCCCAAATCCGCTGTAGCGATCTCCTGCATCAGATTGAAAGCATCAGTATCGTTACCCCACAGGTAGTCATACTTAATCAATTCAACCATGCTAATCACATAGTAGTTTTCCAGCACCTCCGCCAAAGTCAATGCCTGATTGTAGATAGCCAGCTGGTCGAACTTGCCATCAAAATAATAGTCAGCAGACGATCCTGACGAAGTATCGGAAGACTTCCCTATCAGAAAATCCCGGCTAGCCCAAGACGTATGGCCGCTGCCAGTGTCGGTGCCCTTCAATGCACCATTAATATAATAACTAAGCGTTGTACCATCATATGTAGCAACTACATGGGTCCACTTAGTCTGAGCAAAGTCACTACTGTCTGTAATAGACACAGAGAGAGTTTGAGAACCATCACGCAAATATACACCATTCCCCGACGTTGTGTAAAACAGGCCAACACCTTCAGTGGCGCTAGTGGCGTTATCAATATTGCCAGCATAAACACCCTCGCCACCAATAGCAGTATCAAACTGTGCTAGCACCTCAATCGAGTACTCACCAGTATAGTTATCAGACGCAGAAGCAGATAGGTTATATGAAACATCATAAGGAATCTTGACATGCTGATAATTAGCATTGCTAGTGTTATTAAAGATAACAGATTCGTTGTTAGAATCAGAAGTGATGCCCCCAGGTTCACTCAATCGCACAGAAGAGGAAGAATTTAAATATATACCATTATTATAATGATCATTATCATAAGCCGTACTATAAGTCTCTCTAACTCCAATAGAATCTCTAGCCGCCACAAGTGCAGTGTCAGAAGTGGGGACATTGCTCCAAGATGCGCCACCGTTAGTAGAATATTGCCAAACAAGCTTTTGCGTTCCATACCAATGGTAATAATCTATTTCAATTTGATACGTAGCATTTTGACGCAGCGTACCAACGTCTACATCATATACATTATCGACATTATAAGGCGTATCTACGTTAACATACTCGTCTACTATCATGACATCATTCATTTTGACCCTGATGCCTCCATTCTGAGTAGTAAACCTGAATCTCACATTGCCAGAAGAGGGAGATACGTAAAACGTATAAAATCGTGCATTAATATAATAGGGGAACCCTCCCGAAGTCTGGCCGGAAGTAAACACATTAGAGGAGCCATTGTTCAACCCATTGATTGTTAGAGCATTAGTAGCAGAGCTAACAACCTCTCTTGCAGTAGGCGCAGCAGCAAAATTGATCTGCTTAACAGTGTCTCTCAGAGCATTATACTCAACATCAATATCTACAATAGGCTTCCAACGATCCTGCTCCTTGTTCCACCAGTTGGCCCAAATACCACTATCGGCCGTATTAGAAATAATTGTTTCATTAAAGGGATTGCCATCAGTAAACCTTAGATGCACTACGCCACCCTTATCAACAACCTCATCTTCAAACCTCTTTAAATAATCAACATCAGCACGCGGGAAGTTTGTCTTTAAAGCTAGATCCGTAACAGCACGCCCAGCAAGAACATCCTCAATCAAGAATCCGTCATCTATCAACAACTCAGAAAGGAATTTTGTGTAATCTCTGAACTGACCTTGTATTTGCATCCCCGCAGAGATATTCCAATTATCAACCCAGAATGTACCATATGGTACATACTCGTATGTCTCAGTATTCTCATCAATCAATACACCCATGTCTACCACAATCTTTATATCTTTTCTAACATATCTGCCAACACCAGCAGTCGAGAAAGGACTAAACCTGCTAGAGGTATTATCCAGACTGAAAGTGCCAGAGTTGGCAGCAGTGGCGCCGACTGGCAAGGAACTATCATGAACAGTGTGGACCTTGTTCACACTGAGAGATGTCAGATAGGGAGTAACATCTTCTCTATAAATTGGAGAAACTTCATTAAACCGTGCGTGATCATCCTTATTGCGTGTAGCCAGGGCAGTAACCCTCACACCTATAAGATCAAAATAGTCACCACTATTAATCTCAGACTCATAATAGTAAGATCCAACCGGTATGCTAGCTGACGAGGTGTGTACAATCCAAGTCGATGCACCAGCCTTTTTATATTCAACTTTAATACTACTAACTTGACCATAAAACTCTGAAGTGTTTACTCTGATATGAGTAGCTCTTGCCGAGTCAAACACAAGCTGGACGTATGGCTCAGAGCCAGATGCGAAAGTTCCATCCACAGCGCTTGAGCGACTACCGCTCCACCAGCCATACTCGTATCTATCTTTATTTTCATCCGGCATAGCAGCCCAACGTCCATCGGCACGAATAGTCTGTCCGTTTACGTCCAAGGCGCCACAAACTCCCCACAGATAAGACTGACGTTCAAACCCATTAGCAGATTGCGCCGGAGCAAAGAAGTGGCCGACATCTCCCTTGGCGCTGCTTGAATGAGCATCATTGGTTGTTGCCTGGACTGACTGAATCTCGCCACCAACCGTGTACTCTAAGTGACGACTATCTAGCCAGTCAATCATCACCCTGGCTTTAGTTGTAAGCACAGAACTATCTACAGCATCAGTAAAGGCCGTAGAAAGGGCACTCCCTGCGGTGTTAGTCGTTATCACAGCTCCACCAAGCTAATAGAAACATCATACAACACTCCGCCAGCCGAATTGCGACGCATAACCAACGACTCGTTATACCTATCAGCATAAACACTGTACTGAGAGTAACCCGTACCATCTGGCTTCTTAACATATAGGATTAAAGCCTTCTTACTACTGGCTAACGTCTTCAACTCAATACGCCCCCTACGGCCATCATAAGTATCAGCAGACGCATCTGGTAGGTTCGTCCAGTTTAAGGACACAGACACCTTGGCAACATTGCGTGGATAGTAGTGCCGATTATACCCGGCAGTAGTATTAACGCTCTTAGTGCCTATCTGTTTAACGCTAAGGCTTGTCTTACGGCCATGATCTGTCACAGCAAAATCATTAATCATGATATACGGCCTATCACGCCACGCACCATAAATAGTAAGACTAGCACTCCCCGCCCCAGAGATTGCGGCATCGCCAGCAACAACAGCCATTATAGACCCTCAAATGTAATAGAAACATCGTAATAATAACAGCCGTTGTTCTCATCCCTGCGCAGCAACGATTCATTGTAGCTAACCACCCTAGACATCTTGCTAGTATAATCAAAATCAGACTGATCTGAAGTATAGTCAGGTAGGTGCTCTACAAGAACATTCTTATCTAGAGTAGCGAGAGAGTACAAAAAATCCCGCCCCTCTCGACCATCAATTGTCATGCTGCTTGGACCGGGCAGATATGTGAAATTTAAAGTGTGCTTCTCAGGAGTACGAACATAATAACGCTTACTAGAGCCAGAAGCCAAAGCAACATTCTTAGCAATAGAACCAGACTCAGATGCAAACCGTCGGTTATGAGCAGTAATGTCACGACCATTAGCCCTAAAAAGAGACTTGGGGATCTGCTTAGCCCCACCCTTGGCTTTATCAACAGAGTCTATAGCGTCCACAGAAGCGGCAGAGTGTATGAAAGCACTAGCAGCAACTAAGGCCATCAGACACGCCCCCTTCTATTGTTATCCGCCATAGAGCTAATTCTGCGAGAGTCTAGCCCCTTGCTACGTTCGTGGCGAGGTGCAACGCTAATATTGTAGTCCTGCATCATACCTTCAAACCATTCCGGCTGTCCAATAAAGTTCTCAACGTAGATGTTAACTCCTCCAGAGTCACCACCGCCGTCATAATTACGCTCACTGTTCATAGCCTCCAGGTTAGACAAGCCAACATTTTGAACAGCCTTAGCGTTCATCACATACTCGCCACCGTGAGCCATGATCGGGACCATAGCAGAACGGAAGCCATTCAGATAACGACCATATTGTGCCTTAATAGCGCCACCATTGAATCTAGAACCATAATAATCGCTGTACTCATCCGAGTCTACTCCAGAGAAACGAGGGTCGTTGGGATCATAACCATACCTGACGCCTGTACCGCCACCACTACCGACAACCCCGGGGCCACCAAATCCACCCGTTCCACCAAAGTTAGCCCCAGGTGCCATTATGTATGGATCATCCTGGTACAGCCCCTCATACGGATCAACCCTGAATTCCGAACTTGGTGGCAGCACTGTATCCTGCCTAAGCTTATCAGCCAAGAATAATTCAGGATTAACCATGACACTCTGCACCGTGTCAGTCATGGCATCTTCTATTAAGCCCTGAGCGACTTTAAGCTGTTCAATAATGTGAGGAATAGCCTTGTCCATAAATCCGGCCATCCATCCCTGGGCAATCAAGTCCCACTCCAAGGCGCCCTTCCACTCTTCGTTAACAAGATCAAATATTCTCTGGAACGGTGTTACTGGATCAAACTCAAGGAACGCCAACAGCCAATCTGACACAGCCTTAGATATTGTCGTTGCCACCTTCGTTGTTTCTTCATCGACAGCGACAGTCACGCCTGTGAACGCATTTGTAAACGTCACTTGCGCACCGTCAGACACTATGCCAATACTTCTAAACAGCTCATTAAACCGACTAGTCAGTTCACTATCAATTATCGTAGCAAATTTTTGCAACGATACTGCTGCACCGCCTTCAGGACCGAACGCCTCTCCCATATGGTCCGCTAAGCCTGAGGTTATCTCAGATAGCTTAGCCTGAAGTTCTGCATCAGTTGCAGGAAGATCCTCAAGCATCGAATCGAAGCTGCCCTTAAGCCTATCACGAACATCCTTGAGACGATCCTTCTCGACCTTCTGCTCATCTTTAATCGTATCAATTGCAGCCCGACGCTTCTGATCAAGAAGGTACGAAGCCCGCCCCCCTGCTAGACCAGACAGAGACTCTTGCGACTTAGTTTTTGTAAGCCCAAACTGTACCGACAAATTGCGTGCATCTTCAACGCGCCCCTCATACAACGCAAGAGCCCTGTTGCGCACAAAATTCTCAGAATCGAGAGCCATCTTGTTTATGAGAGAACGACGATCACTCTCGTATTTAATTGTCCGAGTAAGTTCCTTCTCAGCTTCAACAACCTTTTGAATCACATTAATTCGTGTATCATAAGCAGACAGATAGACCTTTGTATATGCATCAAACTTCTTCATGCTGAGATCCATTAGATTACGAAGTTCCTTTATCAAACGAGACTTAACCTTGCCTACGAAGGTATTAAATGCGTCTTGCATAGCCTCTGAAACTTCCTCTGCTATGCCTTCGCCTATCGGACCAGTGTCAACATCCGCAAAAACTCGATCCAAAAGATCGGGGAGCTTGTCATCAATATCGTCAGCTAAATTATTGCCCAGTCCAAACTCGCCCCCCAGAATACCCTCAAGAACGCCCCGGACAGCCCCTGCAGCATCAGCGCCCGCCACAGCATCTATACCATCAATAAGCTTCTCTAAGGCAAAATCTACACCATCACCAATCGCACCAACAGCTATACCCAGCTTGTCCTGAATTAGTCCATTGAGACCCGCGCGGCCAGCCTGAATAACGTCAAACAGCGTATCAGCCTTCTCTTTGACATCATCTAAGCTCTCAGGAATCCTAAAGTCTATACTCCAACCCATACCAATCTTATCTAAAGCCCCGCCGAGAGTGTCCAGTGCGCTAAGAATTTTATTAATAAGGGGCCTAGAGGTCTCTACAGCCCACAATATTGCCTCAACGAGCTTTCTCATTGCACCAATCACAAATGCTAGAACTCCATCAACAACCTTCCAGATCCCCCTGAATACCGGGACTATTGCATGCTCTAGAAGCCCAAAGAATGCTTTCCCGACCCACTGCAGAACACTAGCTATGACTTTAGCCTCCATCAAGAGCATGTCGATCCAAAACTCCATGATCTTGACAATCCAATACACCACAGAAGAAACAGTTTTGGAAATCTTCTCCCAATTCTTTCTCATCCAACCCAGAGCGGCACCTACGCCATCAGCAACTTTCTTAACCACAGTCAAAAAGAACCTAATAATAGGGGGTAGAAATGTCTGCATTACATTACGGACAACTTTAGCAAAGCCTAAGAATATGTTAGCGACTCCTTGTATAGTTCGACCAACGGCGTCCATGCCGCTAGCCGCTTCCTTGGAGCCATCTTTTGCCGTCTTGCCAAAGATTTCACCAAAGATTTCAAAGAAAATTTTACCAATAGACAAGAAGGCTTCCTTCAGCACAGACAATGCTTTACTGAAGGTTCCAAACGAATTCTTACCAGCCTCTTTAAACATATCTAGATTAGATACCACATATGCCACAGCAGACCCAATAATCAGGAAGATTGCCAATATGCCTGAAGTCATCATGGCAAATTTAATAGCCTTGATAGCACCCTTAAACGCCATTCCAAACACTCCAGCGGAAATTATAGCCTGAACTCTAATCATTTTGAATACGGCGCTCATAGAGAATCTCAAGTTATCCATCTTCCCAGCAGCACTGTAGGCAGCGAGCGAGAATTTACTAGCAAAATGATCCGCTACGCCAGTCAACTTGCGACTCCAAGCTACAGCCATCTCAGCAGGATTAGGGAACTTAGCGCCAGTGAATCTGCCACCAACACGTTTCATTATTGTTGGCTGTGGGGCTATCTGCCCTACTCTTGCACTAGCAATATGCCTCATAGAGACTCTACTCTTAGCAGCGCCCGCCTTAATTCGCGCCATAAGAGTATCAAACTGTCTCTCTGTCTTGCGGAACATTCTTGTCATGCTGCCTTCAGCCTTGACAGTAGCCGACTGTGCGCTGGCTGCAACACTAGCCGAGCCCTTAGCGGCACTAGCGGACATTGAAGTAGAAGCAGCAGCAACAGATTTTGACCCCTGGACAGCTACTGTCCGTGTTTGAACGATAGCTTGTTGGTATGGCGATGCTGCAATGTGAGGATCTTGCTTAAGCAGAGCAACGGAGCGCGCCCACTTGTTGCCCATATGAGCAAAGTCAGATGAAGCTTGAACCGCCTTTC